ATTAAGGACTCGGAAAAATTAACATGATTAAATCTAGAGAACAAAGTATATTTGATGAAGTGTTCAAACAATGTAAGTTATTAGGTTATAAGGTCTATGATTACAAACCAATGAATGAGGTACCCTATCCATTTGTAGAAATGGAAGATAGCTCTGTTAGTTACACTCCTAATAAGACAGATGTCAAAGGTAGTGTTAGCTTGAGCTTGTCTGTATGGGCTCTACAAACTAAAAGAAAAGAAGCCTCTAATATGGCAAATGCTATTCTTGAAAAATGTTTGAGGATAGAGCAAACAGACGGGTATTTTTGGGCGTTAAACTTAAACGCAAGTACAATAAGAATACTAGATGATAGAACAACCGTTACACCGCTTAAACGTGCTGTAATTGAGTTGGAATTTAATTTGAGATAAGGAGATAAAAATGGCAGAACAGAAAAAAACATATGAAGCTAAAAAGGGTGTTGACATAATTCTGTTATACAGATTATTAAAAAATGCCAAAACAGAAGCAGCTTTTAAATTAGCTTTCCAAACTGAGCATAAAAATGAAATTAGTAGAGATGCTGATGCTCAAAAAACTAAAGACGGTAACATTCAAAGCTTATCAGCTATTGAATATGATTTCTCAGCAACTTCTATTGCTGCTAAAGGAGACCCTCATATTGATGAGCTGAAAAAAGCGTTAATCAATGGAGAATTAGTTGAAATTTGGGAAATTGATAAAGCTGAAAAGAATTCTGAGAATAAATATAAAGCAACTTATTATCAGGGTTACATAACTAAATACGGAATGACAGCTAATTCAGAAGATAGTGTGGAGCTAGAACTTGAATTCTCTATTAATGGTGTTGGTAAAGATGGATTTGCAACATTATCAGCTGATCAAGCTGAAGTTGTTCAATACGTGTTCAAAGACACTACTATAGAAGCTGGATAATAATTTAATAAAAGCTAACTGGTAGAACTGGTTAGCTTATTTTTTTCGGAGGATTATAAAATATGCAATTAACAATTAATGAAAAAACAGTAAACGTAAGATTTGGAGTTGGATTTGTAAGAGAACTTGATAAAAGATTTCCACTAGAAGCTAAAGGCGTTAAGCTTGGAATGGTTTTAAGTATGAAAATTCCGGAGATATTAGGTGGAGATGTAGCAAGTTTATCAGATGTAATTTATGCAGGTACTGTTCTTGAAACAGAGAGACCATCACAACAAGAAATTGATGAATTTATTGATAATCATTCTGATATTGAAGCGTTATTTGATGAAGTGCTTAAAGAACTTGAAGAAAGTAATGCGGGAAAGAGAATTCTAAAACAAAACAAAGCGACACTGAACAAGGAGAGCGAAGAGAACTAAACTCTAAAGAAGCTTACGAAGAAATAGTAATAAATTGTACAAGGTTTCTTGATATAACAAACGTAAGAGATATTGACTACCTAACACTTTATGAATATGACCTGTTAATGTTTGGTGCAAGGATGAAAAAGCTAGATGAAGAGTTAGCACTCCATAAAAGAGCATGGCTTAACAGGGAAGTAGAGAGAACAGAAGAGAGAGGGAAAAAGCAATATTACGTTTATAGCAATTTTAAAGACTTTTTCGACTATGAGAAGGAGTTAAAAATACTCAACGGAGAAGAAGTAACTAAAATTCAAGATAAAGAACTTGGTAATTTATTACTTAAAGCAAATACGTAGGAAAGGAGGTAGTTTATGGCAGAACAATATTCAGTTGAAGCGGTCTTATCAGCAGTAGATAAAGGATTTGGTAATGCATTAGACATGATCAATGATAAGCTTGATAAGTTTGATAATAAAGTTGGTAAAACTGAAAGTAGCGGTAGTAAATTAGGCTCTACTTTTAAAGCAATGGCTTTAGCAAATTTAGCAGCTAATGCAGTAACAAAAGTAACTGGAGACTTAAACAGCTTAGTAAGTGAATCAATTAAAGCATCCGATGCAATGGATAAGTTCAGGAGTACAATGAAGTTTGCAGGACTAGATAACAGTGCGATTGAAAAAAGTGCTGCTGCTGTTAAAAAATATGCCGATGACACGGTGTATGACTTAGACGTAGTAGCAAACACAACAGCTCAATTAGCAGCAAACGGAATTAAAGACTATGACGGATTAACACAAGCAGCGGGGAACTTAAATGCAGTAGCTGGTGGTAATGCTGACACGTTTAAATCTGTTGCTATGGTAATGACACAAACAGCTTCAGCAGGTAAACTAACCGGGGAAAACTGGAGGCAGTTATCCGATGCAATTCCTGGTGCAAGTGGTAAGATTCAAGAGGCTCTTAAGAAAAACGGAGCTTACACCGGAGATTTCAGGAAAGCCTTAGAACAAGGTAAGATTAGTGCTGATGAATTCAACCAGGCCATCATGGATTTAGGTATGACAGACGTAGCAAAAGAAGCGGCAACCTCAACTAAAACTATTGAAGGTGCAATAGGTAATATGAAAGCTGGAATAGTAACCAGCATAATGGAAATAATAGATGCAATTGGTAAAGATAGGATTACCGGAGCAATTACAGCATTAGGAACATTCATTACTAATGGTTTAGGATTACTTAAAATTATTATCCCTCCTGTTATCTCAGCTTTAACATGGTTATTTGATTTGATTAACAGGAATCAGGCGATAGTTTCAGCTATGGCAGGTGCCTTTATAGGATTTAAAGCAGCTTTAGCAATAGAAAAAGGAATTAATGCTGTGAGTGCTGCATTGAATGCATTTAAAGCTGCACAAAAAGCAGCAACACTAGCTCAAGCAGCATTGAATGCTGTAATGGCCATAAATCCATTTACTATAATTGTGTTAGCAATATCAGCTCTAGTTGCATTGTTGATATACTTTTGGCACACTAACGAAGGATTTAGAAATGCAGTTAAAGCAATTTGGGATGGAATTAAAGCAGCTTTTGTTCAAGCGTGGGAAGCTATTAAAGCAGCGTGGGCTGGAGCGGCTGAATTCTTTTCAGGTATTTGGAGTGGTATTAAATCCGGAGTACAAGGTATAGTTCAGTGGATTGCTCAAACTTGGAGCGGTGCAGTTGCTGTACTTAAAGTAGTTTGGGATTCAATATCAAACGCAGCAACGACAGCATGGAACTTTATAATCCAAAGCATAATGTCAGTAGTGCAACCTTTCATTAATACTTTTGTTAATGGTTGGAACATTCTAAAAGATGGTATTAACGGAGTTTGGAATGGGATTAAATCTATATTCCAGGGTGCTTGGGAGTTTATTAAGTCCGTTGTGTTAGGAGCAGCATTACTTATAATTGATGTTGTAACAGGTAACTTTAGCAAACTAAAAGCCGATTTACAGCTAATATGGGACGGAATTAAAAATGCTTTCTCATTAGTTTGGAATGGAATTAAAACTATTGCTGTTACAGTGGTAACTACTCTAGTTAACCTAGTAAGAAATGCTTGGGAAGGCTTGAAACAAGTCTTAACTACAATTTGGAATATTTTAAAAACTTCAGCAACTACAATTTGGGACGGACTAAAATCAGCAGTACTAAGTATTACTAATGCTCTTGTAAATACAGCTAAATCAGTTTGGGAAGGATTTAAAAATTTCTTCTATTCTCTGTTAAACGGTGTGAGAAATACAGCGGTTAACTCATGGAACAGTATAAGGTCAAGTGTTGTAAGTATTATAAGTGGATTAGTGGGTGCAGCACAAAACGCTTGGTACTCATTCAGAAACGGAGTTTCTAACTTAGTAAGTAGTGTATCTAGCATTTTCTACTCATTAAGAAATATCAACTTATGGGGTGCAGGGAGTGCAATTATTAATGGATTCCTTAACGGACTAAGGTCAGCTTGGGGAAGTGTTAAGAGCTTTGTAAGTGGGATAGCTAGTTGGATTAGAGATAACAAAGGGCCTATCTCTTACGACAGAAAGCTGTTAATCCCTGCTGGTAATGTAATTATGGGTGGATTTAATGAAGGACTTGAAAATGGCTTTAAAAATACGATGTCAAAAATTGAAGGGATAACAGGTAATATTCAATCAAGATTTAACATTAATCAATCTAAAGCGTTGAACGTAGAAAGCAATTATCAAGGTCAATCATTGAACATAAACTTTAAATTAGGAGATAGAGCGTTTAAAGGATTTGTTGAGGATATCAACGACTTAAACGGGGAAATGGTGCAATTAGAAGAAACTTATGCACTATAGATAGGAGGAATGCAAATGTACAATTTTATTAATACTAATGAAATAGGGGAAATGCAGCATTCCTCTATTCAAACCATATTTAACGGAGTAAACCTGGATTTAAAAGGTTACAGAACATTAACTGTAACAGGTAGGTCGCTTATTGGTAGAAGAATCAATAGTACTGAAGTTCCTGGAACTGATGGGAAGTATTTTTTATCAAGTGAACTTGAGGCAAGAGAAATAATAGTTAAATTTCAAGTTAAAGCTAATAATAATGCTGATTATAGAATCAAACTTAATGTTCTGAACACATTATTACACAGCTTAGAGCCTAAAGAATTGAAATTCACAGATGAGCCTGATTATAAATTCATGGCAATACTTGAAAAAACAGGATCTATTGAAGAGACTGATAACACTGTAGTATCAACCTACACATTCTTATGCCTAGATCCTTACAAATATAAAAATGCTCAAGGAGATGTAGGTACAGATAGAGTAACAATTACTAAATTACCTAATAATTCAGATGAAATAATACCTGATTCAATTAAACTATCTGTAGCAAACGCTGGAGATAAGATTATTATTAAAAACCAAAACACAACTAAGAAAATTGTAGTTAATCACAACTTTTCAAGTAACGATTTAGTAGAAATTAACTTGAATAATGATTATCCACTGAAAATCAACACTGTTAATAAGAGTGAATTAATTGATTTTGTAGAAAGTGATTACGATTTTTCAGTTAAACAAAATGATGTAATTACAGTCACGAACTGTAAAAGAGTAGAAATATACACGAAGGAGAGATTATACTAATGAAATTATTTTTATTTAACAATGATGAAAAGCTCTTAGGTACAACATCTCCTATTAGTGCTACTCAAAAAGAAGAGCTTAATAGTATTCAGACATTAGAAGCTGTAGTTCGATATTCTGAATTAGTAGAAAATGCTGTATATATAGGCCATAAAGACTATATTAAATCAGATGTATTCCATTTGTATAAAATCGATACAGTAACTAAACACGACATAAGCGACGTTAAAATAACAGCTGTTAATTCTTTCTATGATGATATGGAAAGCGACGGATATATTAAGGACTACAGACCTACAAATAGGGATATTTTAAGCGTGTTAACAACAATACTTACTGGCTCTAGATGGCAAGTAGGAACTTGTAACGCTCAAAGAAATATAACTAGTAATTTCTACTATGTGACAAGAAAGGCTGCATTAAGTAAAGTAATTGAAGCTACTCAAGTTGAAATTAGACCACGATACGTATTTAATCGAGGTAAAATTATAAATCGTTACTTAGATGTTTATACTAGATTAGGTCGTGATAATGGTAAAGTATTTGTGCATGGTAAAGATTTACTAACAGTGAGTGAGAAAAAGTCAAAAGGTGCTATTTATACAGCTGTTGTAGGTCGTGGTAAAGGAGAGGAAACAGACACAGGAGGCTATGGTCGTAGAATAACATTTAAAGATGTTGTGTGGGACAGAAGAGCAGAAAAGCCTGTTGATAAACCAGCAGGACAAGAGTATGTTGAAATACCTGCCATGACTAGATTATACGGATTCGATAATGGTAAAAAACCAAGAATAAAAATAGTTGAGTTCCAGGATGAAGAAAATCCGGAAAAATTACTTTGGTTATCTTATCAATGGCTTGAAAAAAACAGTAGAATTCAAGTTGAATATAGTGCAACTGTAGTAAATGTTGGTAATTTAGATTTAGGGGACACAGTAGGTATTAGCAATACTAAATTAGGTATTAAATATAAAACTAGAGTATTTAAAGTCGAACGTAACTTAATTAACAACAGATTAACTAAATTTGGAATAGGGGATAAAGTAACAACTTCTCCATTTAGTAGAACTATTGAACTTGCTAAAGATATGAAGAATTTCCAGGATGACACGATTTATTGGCTTGATAAAATTAGAGAACGTTTATCAGATAAGTTTTTAAATGAGGACGGTTATAATTACGATTTGAAAGCTAATAATGAGTATAATCTACCTGCTGGGTATTATTCATTTGACAAACCTATTAATCAAAACCCAACTAAAGTTGTTTATATGGGAGCTGGTAAAATTGCTATAGCTGACAGCAAGAAACCAACGGGAGAGTGGAACTGGAGAACATTCCTTGATGGTAGGGGTGCTTCACTAGATCTAATTAACACAGGAGTACTTAAGGCTGGTAGAATTCAATCAGCTGATGGCAGCTCTTATTGGGATTTAGATTCCGGAGTGTTTCACGTTGGCCAACAAGCAATTGAAGAATCAATAACTGCAACAGTTAATGCTAAGAAAGATGAGATTGTTGCAGCAATTAAAAAAGATGTTCAGATAAAAGATGGGAAAGATGGTGTAAGCTCATATATCCACAAAAAATATTCTAACTTTTCTGATGGTAGAGATATGAATGATAATCCCAGCTCTACCTATTTAGGGCTTTACACAGGGACTAGTAAAACCGCTCCTACTGATTATACACAGTATAGTTGGACAAAGATTAAGAATGAAGGAAAACTATATAAAGGATATGCTAACAGCTTAAAAGGATTAGATTTTACAGTTATAGAACCTGATGACAATTCTTTTTTATTAGCTAAAAACAGCCCTCACGTAAATATTACTAATGATGAAGATATTAGCGATATTTGGCAAGCGAATATGTTTTTAAGTTTGAAACCTAATACAAAATATACACTTACAGCACGTGCAAAGGGTAATAAGAATAAATTATGGGCTTATTTCAGAAATAACAAGACTTCACAAGAGTACCCTTGGGGACAATTAGAGTTCGGGAACACGTTAGAAACTAAGAATGTAGTATTTACAACAGGAAATGATGTTGAAGACGTGTTATTTAAGTTTATATTAGTTCCGGAAGATGAAAATTGGACAGGTGTACAGGTTGAGTGGTACACAATTCATGAAAGTAATAGAGTTTACATAAGTTATCCTACTAATGAGCCTGCTCAATATCATAAGTATAGATATTTTGGATATGTAAATAAAGAAACTACACCTGTAGCAAGTGATTTTGATTGGTTCGATATTCAACAAAAATCAATAACAGGAGATAAATATACTCACATTGTTTATTCAGATAATCCTGATGGTAGTAATTTTGGGCGTGCACCTAAGAAATACATGGGTGTAGCAAGGACTAATTCTCCCGGTTCTCCAACAGATAAAAGGGATTATAAATGGTTCAAATTACAAGGGGACAATGGTAAATCAGCACCAAACTTTAATCTATTATTAAACACGGAGATTAAGTCTAACAGCTCTTACACATTGAATGGTGCAGCACCTACTATTAATCAAAATGACCTTAACGGTCGTAATTCTGTAGAGATTAATAATAAAGGATTAACTGGGAATGCCTGGAAAGGTATTTCTTTTATTAGCTCTAAGAAAGAGTTTAAAAGAGGAGATATCGTTGTAATTAGGCTACCTATCTACATTTACAGTGATGTACCTGTAGACAACGGAATCCATTTAGCTCTAAAATCTCACGTAGGTAATAAACAGATGGCAGGATTTAATCTTGACAGCGGGACTGCTAGAGATACATGGGTTATTAAGGAATTTGAGTACACAGTTCAGCAGGATTTCACATCACAAAGCGATAATCTATTCTACATCTTTTCAACTAAAAACGGACATTTTAAAATCGCAGAGCCTTATATGGCAGTTGATGGAGATATGCCAAAAGATTGGATGCCAAGCTTAGAAGATTTAAAAGCTCACTCATTATCAGCAAATGTAAGGATAGCTGGGACTTATGAAGGTAAGAAAACTAATAGCATTAAATTCTACGTAGATGTTTATTATGATGGTGAAAAGATTAATAACGGATTTAACCTAACAGCTAAAGTTTGGGGAGCTGGGCTTGATAAAACGCAAGAGAACGCAACATATAATAGCGACGGAGAGCTTACTAACGTTTATTACTCAAACGGAGTTAAAGACGGGACAACAATTAACATTAAATTAGATGTTGAATATAAGTACTTAAAAACTACATGTTTTGCAAGGCTTGATAATCTTCCTGATACTGAACTTGTAAAAGAGATCACTAACAAATATAAAACATTTGATACGACATTAGAACAGTTTAAATCTC